GTACTAATAGCTTCGCGTCTCACCATAATAATATTACCAGCAGCTTCTTCGATGCGTTTATGGAACGTGTTTTTCTCCTGTACCAATTGTTTCACAATAGGCAATACCTCTTCAAACTTCTCATCAAAGCGACGAATGGTGAATAGGTCTTTTAATCCGCTTGTATCATCTTCTGCAAGTGCTTCGCGTTCAAATGTTTCTAATCGTGCTTTAGCAGTTTCGTATGTCTTGACACCGGTAAGTTTTTTAAGTTCAGACCTAAGCGTTTCAATATTTTCTTTTACTGTCTCGACAATGCCCGAACTATCCTCGTTGATGAGTTTATTCGTAGTAACATAGCGATTAAATGATTGAAGTTTTAATAGGTTACCTGTACTTTCGTTAATGTAAGATCCCACTTTATCGCCCATTGATCCACCATGTGCCATATGCTGGGCCATTGCCCTGGCACCTGGTAGATAATTATGTTGGAAACGCATACGTTCGCCATTGCATTCTAGGAAAATAGAACTAATATGACGAGTGCGTGATCCACGCACTTCCTCTGACACAGGAACCTTATGGCGAACTAAAATACGCACATTTTCCAATGTCTGCTGCGATGTCTTTGATGAGCCAAACATTTTGCTAAAACTTTCTTTTACTGTTTCCGAAGCGGGTGCATTTGCCTTCTTGAATGCTGCCGAATCTTTACCAGCTTGTTTGGCCTTTGATGCAATTTCGTCATTCTTAAACTGTTTCTTTGTTGCCTTGATAATCCCACTAAACCGTTTATCTGCATGTTTGTAATCGCCCTTAGCATCGGCTGCCCTGGCATCTGCCGCTGCCGCTGTCTTATAACGGCCTAATGTCTTATCCATTTCCATTACAGCTTCTTCCACAGATACAGTGTATTCCATCTCTCCGTGTGCGTTTGGTTGCGCGGCGAGTTTACCGGTCTGCACCAATCTATTTAATACGGGTTGGATATCTGAAATCTCAATAGTAGAATGCATATTATCAGCAAGATAATGAGCTGTTGCCGATTTGAATCTTTTAACAAGATGAAAAACTTCACCTAAGAGTTGGTGGTTAATCGGTTTAATTGTATTTTCCATCATTGCTGGTTCCTTTTGTTTCTTTGCTTGATACGAGAAATCTCTTGGTTGTATAGACTTACCAAATACCTTAAGACTAGAATCCATTTGGAATTCAGTTGCAAGTCTTTTTACTCCGTCTGATATTGATTTAATACGGTTGGCGTCTACATCGGCACCTTTATTAAACTCGACCATATTATTTTCTTCATCTATTGTAACCATTATGTTAGGGTTGGTAATAAAAAATCGGCGGCCCATAGCAGGATCGGTAACTTCGTTACCGTCATTATCAAACATTTTAAATTCTAGCCCGTTGCCAGCAAGTAATGCACGTAGCTTCTCAGCCAGAGTATCCATTTCAACCATAATTGTATTCCTTGTTCTCTTATTTATCAGATAATGAACAAAACAAACCAGAAAATCTATTTACGGGCTATATGAATATAGGCATAGGTGCATCATGGTCGTCTACATCGTCAGATATATTACCACTAATAGCTGCCTGTGATTTATCATCCCACGTCGAAATGTAATCTAACATCCGTACCACTAATATCATAGCCATAATAAGATCGTCGGTCTGACCGATGCGTGCCTCATATGTATTAGCCCGAGATACAAATACCTTGAGTTCTGATAATATGCCTTTGGAATTTAACTTCATTTTTCCTGATTCTATTAAAAACTTTAATTTAGCACAACATTCTAGTTTAGACTTATTAGTTGTAACAAAACCAGCTCGGCGCCCCGATCGGCCTTGCAATCTATTTTTCGGGTCATGCAGCATTGTTCCAGCAAAATTTTCTTCACCTGTGTCACGAATTACAACTAATGCTGCTTCGCCGAGTGTATTACTTTCTACAGACCAATATATTTCCGGATTACACTCGTCCCGGATATCGGCTAAAATTTTCTTAAGTGTTCTTACTTGTTCTTCGATCGGAGACTTATTACTACTCCACTCGGCTACCTGAATAAGTGACGGTAACTCCAATACCTGAATTGCTGCATTGTCGCCACCGGTGCCCATCGACGGATCTAATCCGACAACATATGTACATTCTTTATGTAACGGCGCATACCAACGAACCTGACCTGTTTTCTTAATAGGCTGTATAGATGATAATTGTGATAGTTTAATGGGATTAATTAATGTCTCTTCAAATGTAATAAATTGGCATTTGTGTTCTCGTAAAAAGCGATCTTCATGTAAACTGGCCATCTCGGCGTCAGCCCATGCTTGATCACGGTCGGGATGAGCTTCCCATGTTGCAATATACGGACTAAACCCGTTAGTGCCCACAAGAGTCTCATTACCGTTGTTGTCAACGAGTTTATTGGCACCGAACCAAATTTCAGCAAATTGATCTTCATCTGTATTAGGGGTAGATGTTATAATACATTTACCACCGGTTGATAATGTAGGAGATAGTGAAGTCCAGAATTCTTTTGCGATGCCGGGTTCCACGAACGCAAACTCGTCAAGATACACAAGTGATAACGACATTCCGCGACCTGTATTTCCGGTAGTTGTTGTTGCAACAATACGCGAACCGTTATCAAAATCAATAGATCGCTTATTATATGATTTTACACCCGCACGTATGTGATCTGGTACAGATTCGTATGCATACCGGACCCGTTGCATAATTTCTTGTGCGCCATCGTATTTATTGGATGCAATTAAAATCGTAGAATCGTCGTTGAACATCGAGAACCATAACAGGTATCCTGCCGCAACAGTCGTCTTTCCCATTTGCCTGCTTACCATGTTTACAGAACGACGAGAATTATGGTAATTCTTAATTAACTCATGTTGAAAATCAAACAACTCCAGCTTCATGCGCCCTTTTAGCG